GTATTATAGCAGGCTAGCGGGGGTTGTCAAGCTACCTCTCGCTCTCGTCTCTTGGGTTCTTTGGGAATGTGTACCCGATAACCCATCTTTTCCATATCTGCTTTGTGAGTAATCATATACTCAGACAGTTGATTCCATCTGACCCTCTGACCATCAGTCAGTTCATGGCTGCGGGCGTATTCCTCAAGTTGACCAACAATGTCGTTATTAATCGTCCATTCTTCGACATAGATGAATCGCTCTTCTCGGTCAAGTGTACGCCACTCATCCTTGAATTCAACGGCCTGTTTCCAGCGATTGATGAGGAGGCCAACAAAATGATCGAAATCCTTGCTATTATACTCAGTCGAATTCACATCCATCGCACACCCTCTGGCACCCTGATCCATTCAATTCCAGATACTTGATACCCAGATGTAATTGTACCATAATCAGTCGAGTAGATGACCCACAGAAACTGCTTAGGGTTCTTTCCCATTCGCTCTGGCGGCAACCGGTTTCTCCCTAATAATCCCAGGACTATCTGACCATCCTTACTGCGATAGACTGCTTTCTGCAAATCAGGAGCGTTTATTACGCTCTTCAAGTCAGTCAGGTACTGTTCTGCTGTAGTGCCTTCAGCCCACTGGCCTTCCAACAACACCCGCTTTGCTAAATGGGCACGAAGCGAACCCGCTCGCGCTTTCAGCGGTTGGCCTTGAAAGATGACCCCATGAAGTTCTTTTTCTACCGCGACTTGCCGGGTGGCAAACCCTGCTTGTGAGACATGATCAAAGACACGTTCCCACTGTTTATCCGATAGCGTCTTCTTGGTGCCAACCAATTCCCGTATCAGCCTGTTGGGTTCTTCCTGCATCCGCTTCGCCTTCACCGCCTCAGCTATCCATTTCTCGGCCTGCTTCGGCCCCAGTATATCACGCAAGCTCCGCGCATACCGCGTCGTCCCCCACTGCTTGCTCGCCTTCCGTCCCACGAAGTCCTTGAGCTTCACTGCCCCCGCCTTGTACGCCTGGAACCCCGCCTTGCCCAGCACCTTCTCCTTGTCGCCATCCGACAGCTTCTCGAACAGGTCCGTCCCCTTCTCTACCTTGGCCTGCGTCTCCGGGATGCCCTCGAAGCCCAGCTCCTCCCAGGTCTTCGTCTTGGGCGCGAGTGCCCCTCGGCAGTTTGGATGAGTCTCGAATCTCTCCTCCAGATCATACTCTGTGCCGTGGAGAGCAAAACAGCAAGCGCAGGTTCGCGAATCACAAGCCTCGTGACGGATCCACTTGGCGACCACATCATCATTCGCCTGATAGCTGCGCCTGGAAGATTCGCGGTATGACCTCAGCACTTCCGTCCGCGCGATGGTCAGCGCCCTCACCAGGTTGCCGCCCATCGCCAGCCTTGCCCGCCGCGCTATCTCCCTCGGTCCCTGTCCGGTGGCTACGCCCGCAATCAGGGCATCGCGCACGCCCTGGCTGGCCTCAGGCCCTAGCTCGTCGAGGAGGCTTCGTAACGGAGAGCCATCTTGCAGGAAGCCTACGAGGTCCTGGACAGCTCCGCTCGGTAGCCGGTTGAACGTCAGCATCACGCCCGGCGGAGCTGTCCCCAGCGACGTGCCCATCAGCTCCATCGCGTGTGCCTCAGCCGCTCGCACCGCCTCCGCCTGCTGGGCAATCACCGAAGCCTCGGCATGCTGTGCGAACCGCCCGATCTCGCTCTCTACCTGCCGCTGCAATCCGGCCAATCGATCCCGTTGGAACAGCCACGCCGCCGACACTTCCTCGCCCGCGGCCCGAGCCGCCGTGATCTGTGCCGTCAGTGTGTCGAGGTTAGTCTTGATGCGCTTCCAGGACTCGCCGTACGCGCGCACCATCTCAGTCGCCGCCTTGCGCTCGCTGACCAAGAGAGCCTTTCTGTACCGCTCGGCAATCTCGTAGATGTCAGCCACGAGCCCGCCTCCGTGCCGCTATCGCCCGGCGAATCCACCACGGCGCGTGGCCCACATGGTACCGCCCGCACCAGCGACAGTGATAGGCGTTCAGGCTATCCCTGTAGCGCCGCCAAATCTCGCCCGTCGCCGCCACCGCCGCGGACAGGCTCTCGTAGGCGATCTTGCCAGTGCAAGCCCGCCGTCGCTCTGCCCTACGGCTGCTCACTGTTCTGCCCCTGCTCAAACTGCGTCAGTATCGCATTACCGAGGCTCGCCGTCTGCTCCGCCTTCTCCGCCGCCATATGCTCGATCTCTTCCTCGGAGTACCCCAGCTCGCGCTGTAATTGTTGATTGCTCACACCGACTTGGCTTTTCAGCACCGCCACATTCGCCTGATCCGCCTCGCTGTGAGGCGCGGGATCCTTCCAGAGCGCCGAGAGCCGTGCATCTGAATCGATACTCGCAACTCGCAGGGCAAAGGCGAGCACATCCTCCCAACGGTTGCCGAAAGCTATCTGCCTATCCAACACCTTTGCCAGGAACTCCGATTCAGCGGTCTTCAGGCTCTCGCCACTCGGCCACTCTCCCGAAGGTGGAATCAGGAAATGCATCGGTGTATCGCTCACCGCCGCGATGTCCCGGAGTAGCGACTCTTTCGGCTTTAGGAACTGGTCGACATTACCAGCCGTGAACTCGAAGCCCTTGGCGTCGGGATCGCCGATAGTCCACACGCCGCCAGGTGTAGCGAAGAAGGGAGCTTTCGGCTTGCCAGTATCTGGATCAACGTCCGCCTCAATGCCCGTCATCACCCGTTGAGGCAGCGCAGAGAACTCGCTGTTCACCAATAGGTCCATCACTTCCTTGTTCAACGCGTTCTGAATCGGAATCACGTCCACCAGCTCTGACCGCCCAAACTTGCCCACCGGCGCATCATTGGCGAAGTGGAACACCGGCACAGCGCCATAGGGATTCGACAGCGGCCACGGTTCGCCAGGGGCCTCGAAAACGTCGTAGGATTCGGCCCGATCACTAGCAGTGTCAATGCTCGACCTACTGATGTACTTCTCGATTCGGTCGGGATAGTACATATTGAGCCGTACCTTCTTGCTCTTGAGATCGGCTACCCAGCGCTTCGCGGCCCACAGGATCACACCCGGATTCTCAGAATCATAGGCAACGGTCATCACATCGCCATCATTCGGGTAGAGCACCGGCTGACCATCGGCGCCTGGCCACACGATCACATAACCGTCGCCGTAAAGGAGCGCCGCCTGGTGGACGTAGCCAGCCTGTTGGTCCATCCGATTCGCCTTCCATATGCCCCATGCGTCTGTGGCGTCATCGCCTCCGTCCTCGACAGAGAACCCGGTGAGGATGAGCCGATTCTTCGTAGCGCGTACGACCTTGGCGCAGTAGTTGAGAGAGAACGCCCGAAACAATGCCCCGAAGGCATTGCGCATCTTTTCCGTGGCGAAGGAAAGCGCGTGGTCGCCCGCGTAGTACCTGGCATACAGTTGATAGCCGCTGGCCCTCGCCTTCATCTGCTCGAGCGCTACGGTGATGTCTTGGTTGTCTGCCATCATTGCCTCCTAGTGAACAACAATCCTGCGACTGGGAGCCGGCATATCGCGGTGCGCGATCATGTACCGCATACTATCCATACTGTGGTCGTTTTCCTTGACGGGTTCGTCCTTCCGTGCCTTGTCTGACCACACATAGCCCTCGATTTCCTCCTCGGTGCACAGGGGGCGCTTCGCATCGACCAACACCGAATCACGTTCAACGAGCGAGTCGCGTAACAGAAACAACCTCGGCTTGCCATCTGCCTGGACCTTCAATCGGCTCGCCACCGCCTGAATCCCAGCGCTCACGTTCTTCGTCGCGCCCACCGTCCGCAGTCCGAGGTGCCGCTCAAGTGTCGCCCTATCCTCGGCATCGTGGTCACAGATGATCGCTCGTGGCCTCGGCTCGCCCTTGGTCAGCTCCTTGATCTGCTTCGCGTGGTCTTCGACGAGTCGCTGAGTCATATAAACCTCGCGGTAACGATACAGCCGGCCATCGTGATCCTCGGCCCAGGCTTGCCAAACAAACGGATTCGTGTAGCCGAAGTCAACCACCCAGTAGCGCGGCCACTCGGCAGGGATATCAAAGCGGTCGATCATGTGAATGGCGCGATCCCAGCCATCATAGACGAGGCCCTCGGCCGCGGCCCAAATGCCCTTGCGCAGCCGGAGATAGCGCACGCCGGTTAGTGCATCCAGCTTGGCGATGTACTGAGCGCCAAACTCTGTCCAACACTGTCCAACCCTATTCCACAAAGTTGGATTATCCTCCAACCGGGATTCGAGCATCACCGTCCGGCCGCTCTCTGCTCGCAGCTTGAGCCAGTGAGAAGGTGCGTCCGGGTTACAATCGCCGAGCATCTGCTGGTAGGGCACCACGCCGTTGCGGAGGCGCGTGGTGAGTGATTCCCAGTCGCCCTCTGTCAGTTCTGTGACCTCGTTGCAATATATCGCGTCATACTCCCCGGACATCACCTTGGTTGGCCTGTCCATCCCGCCGATCATGAGCCGTGAGCCGTTGGGGTAGCGGAACTGTGGCGGCTCGACCGCGGAGCCACCGTAGAACGTCACCCCGTCGGCGGAATGCAGCACCTTCTGCTGGTAGGTTTGGAGCGCCGTAGCCGTGAGGCTCGCGTGCGTCTTGCGTACCATCAACCCCTTGGCGCCGGGATACTTCGCCAGAACCAGGTGCAGCTTTTCCAGCACCGACCGCGTCTTGCCGGTGCCGGCCGGGCCGGACAGCACGCACTCATCATCGCGACGGGCGAAGACCTCGCGCGCGGCCCCGCGCGGCTCATAGCGGAGCACCGTGATCAACTCAGGCGGCATTGACGTCCACCCCCACATACTCGCGGCGTACCGATGAGCCCGCGGCTTCCTCGGTAAAGATTTTCAGATGCTTG